TGCGGTTTAACGTATCCGAATCAATAATAAAATTCATTTTTATATCACCTCCTATATAGGAAAATATATACCTTCAGCCGATTCTATCGGAAATTTTGTACGCTCAGCAGACTTGTCAACCGCCCCAAGTGCCGCATTGATATCCCTCTCGTACGTAACATCGAGCTTTATATTGTTTGATGCGTCGGTATACAGCGACATATATGGGTTATGTGAGGCTATCTCCTCGACAATACCGTCAGCTCCTATATCCGCCGATACAACCTCAACATAGCGTTCATATTCAGTTGGGGTTTTACCTGTGCTTCTCAGCACATACAGCTTTTCTTTTTCTCCGTCAGTTACTATAGTCGCATCTTTTAACGAAGTATCAAGCAGCTCTACTTGAATATGTGTTATTTTTATCGGAGTTGTTTCTACCCTTTTTGTATTGGTTTTCCTAAAGCCAATATGTGTTATATTTTCTTTAGGGATAAACCAGTAACCGTCTGAATTGGTCGCTCCTGTTACGGTTCCGTCTTCGAACTTCATCTGAACGAATTTTTGTAATGTATCGGGATTCTCCGAATAATCAGAAAAACACGACACAGCAAAGCCTACACCTGCAGGTATGAAACAAGGAATAAGAAAATAATAGTTGACAAGCTTGTCCCACAAAACACCATCCTCGATAATTGTCAGAGGGTTGTCTTCTCTATCGGTTGCCTTTGTATAGTCAAGTATGTTTTTACCGGCACAGTACACCTTTGCGCCGGTCATATCGGACGCAGACGAGCATTTGATCTTCAGTTTATGCTTGATAGGCGAGACGTCGTCCGCCACCACAACGGCGCCTGTTTTGTGGCCCTTGAGGGCATTTGCAAGTGAGTTGTCAAGTTTTTCCTCTATATCCTCACACAATGCACGGGATTCATCGCGGAACGCTTCTGCCTCATCCGCAAACGCCGAAGCATTCTCCGCCTCTGCCTTTGCATCAGTCAGCGCGCTTTGCGCGGCATCTCTCGCTTCTTGTGCACCTGTCATTGAAAGCTTAGCGTCCTCTTTGGCACTTTGCGCGACAGCGCTCGCGTACTGCGCCGACTCTCTTTCGCTTTGCGCTTCATCCCTCGCGCTGTTGGTATCGTCTCGCGCGCTTTGAGCTTCTTCCATCGCGTTTTGAGCATGAGCAGCCGACAAAACAGCCGCGTCCGCCCTCTCCCGCGATAGAGCAAGCGCGGTGTACGCGTCGCTACGTGCAGCCTGTGCCGCATTCCTCGCATTCTGTGCGACTTCGGCGCTTTCGCCGGCAGAGCTTGCATAACCTTCAGCTGAGACTCTTGCCGCCTCAACTGCCGCTACCCACTCTTCCTCAGTACCCTCGTATCCGTATTTGCAAGCAAGACCGTACGGTGAAATGTAGTAGCCTTGTACTTGTGCCTTCGCGGTATTCGCAGGATTATACCGTGTCACGATATAGTGACGGTATTCTGCAATAACCTTGTTATACTCTCCTATCTCGTTTGCGTAGACGTTGTATTGCTTGAGGACAAAATCTATCATTGCGGACAGATAAAGAAAGTACATGCGGCGCCACGGTGCTTCCGATACAAGAAGCTCCGCGCCAGGCGCATTTTCGTAGCTGTATTCGGGTAGGTTCTCGCCGATAAGCAATATCTCCTTCGCTATATACCCGTCAACGTCCGAAAGCCACCTTGCAAGCGTGTCTTTGGGTATTCCGTGCCCCTTGTACACAAGCTCTATCTGGTCTATTTCGTTTTTTACTGTTGTTTTCATAGAGCCTCTTCCTTTGTTTTGAAAAAGCGGACGGCGGAAGATTTCGCCGTCCGCCCTATTTTAGAGAATTATTCGAAATCAAGCAGCGATGTTATACAATAGGGAGACCGCCTGCGCATATTCCTCTCCAGTCAACAAAGCCGCCCGTAAAGCGTCCTCTTCCCTTGAGCCAGTAAACGTCGTTGTCTTCCCATTTGTCAGTGACCGACAGCTCCTCTCTCTCCTGGAATACACAGCAGTCTGCTTCAGCGTTAAACGTGCTGTCAAGGATCATATAAGGAGCCGGATTCAGTTCCAAATTAACAAATTTATTGAGCTCGGGCCACACGAGGACGTGGAAGTTACCTGCCATGTAGTTCATATCGTTGAAGGACGTGCCCGGGAGTTTGTCCGAACCGACTGCCGCAAACACCTTGCGTTTTATCGATTCGATGTTAGGAATGATGATCGTATCGGGGTTCAGACCGAGAAGATTACCGCTGTCGTCGGTGAAATTCTGCATCATCGTAACAAGATCCCCCAACGCCTCGTCAGAGAAATCACCATCTAAAACGTTAGACTGTATCTCTCCACCTTCTCCTGAGTTTTTATGTGATGTGGAAAAAAGGCACTTTCCATCGTAAGACGTTACATCAAACGTCGTGCTCCCCGAATTGAAGCTGGTTCCGAAATCCAGAGCAGTACCGAGAAGATTTGCAAGGAAGCGGTCTATCGTTCTGTAGTACGAACGGGAAAGTGCACCGCCCTGCGTTATGATACGCTCAAAATTGCCGTGAGCATCATCAAGATTCTCGCGGGAGATCCTGATAGACTGTTTCCATGTTTCGTTATGGAGAGTCTTGAGCGCACGATCGGCAAAGCCGGTCGTAGGGTAGTTGTTGGTGGTATCGTTAGGTTCACCGACCACCTCAAAATCACCGATGCCCGTCGCACCGCCGTAGCCTTCTGCGAAGTTGGTCGATTTGCGTTTTGTAAAGATCTGCAGACCTACCGATGCACGCTCAAACGCCTGCGCTGTAGAGTCTATGTAAGAAGCAAGCGGTACCTGAATGTTACCGATCAGCTGATTGAGGGTACCCGAACCCTCGGTAAGAACTATATTTGCCATTTCTTTTTATCCTTTCGTTTTATCTTTGTATCTTGTATTTTCTGTATGCCGCTATGGCTTGTTCCCTTGTTGAGCCGGGAATATTCGCCATATAGGACCTTATCTGTGCCTCGGTGACGTTGACGCCTCCCGACCCGTGTGCTTTTGTCGCGGAAAGATGCGCCGTGGAGTTGACTGCATTCCTCGCCGCCTGAGCCGCCGCCGCTTGTTTGCGCTTTATATATACCTCTTCATACGCAAGTTTTACGGCATCCGAAAGACTGTAGCCCGCCGATACCTTCTCTTTTATCTGCGGATATTTTGGCAGCTTTACAATGTCGTCAAGAGACTGTATCTCGGGAAATGACTCACGCACGGCAGAAACCTCCGCTTCCACCGCTTTCTGCGCCCTCTCGGACATGAGCGCGTCCTGCGCCTGCTCAAGCTTCTCTTTAGCTTCTCTTGCGGCAACAACGTCAGGATGCGATTCCACGAGCTCCTCAACCTTATCGGGATCAATTTCCTCTCCGTCAGATCTGTCGGAGATCTCTTCTGCTCCTTTTTTTGCATCGCGCTCAGATATATATGCGTTGTACTCTTCCTCGGTAGTGATGATCTTCCCACTCGGACCTTTGATATTCAGCCCCGTAATAAAGCGCTCAAGCTTTGCCTTTTGCTCAAGCTCGGCTGATGCTATAGCCTCATCCCTCTGCTTTTCTGCCGCTCTTCTTGCGGCGGCATATCGGGAGTTGGTCTCTGCATCCTGCTTTGTATGCTCACCCTTTGCCGAAGACTCAGCGGGAAGGATACTATCCTCCGCGTCACTTGCTCTTATATCGGATACGGGAGTAACATCCGTATCCGTGCCCGCAGGCTCGGCGAGTGCCTGCACGTTTGCGCCTGTGTCTGTGGAAATATCGGTTGAAGGGACGGCGACACCCTCCGCGTTTGCGCCTGACGGGGTTACCTTCGTAACATTTCCGTCTCTTTTGGTAATGGTTATCATTGCTTTTCCTTTCGATTTTTACTCTGTTCGTGAGAATTTCGGAGCGCAAATTGAAGTAAATAAGTAACAGCGAAAAAGTGTTGTTAAAAACGCCTCTCCACTCTTATCTTACTTATTATTGCCCTGGCGGCAGTCCTTGCCGCGCACGCCCTTGACGCCCGACGGTGCCGACACCTTTTTGGGTGCCTTTACGGCCTGAGCTCCCGTGTTCTTGATCTCGTAATTCTTTTTCATGCTTTCAGCCTCCTTTCCTCTGTGGTATATATACCGCTTTGCCGCGCGCTCCTTCACGGCAGATCGGCGGGCACTTCGCCCTCGTGTGAGAGTATGTTATTTACCTCTGTATCGCGCATTGTCATATCTGCTCCGGACACCTCCGCTTGAGCCTCCGCACGCTTCCGCTGCGCCTCCTGCATCAGCATTTGCTGTTGCGCCTTCATACTATTTATTTCGGCTTGTTTTCTTGCCTCAAGCTGTGCCTTGACAATGTTTGCTCCGGGATAATGGAAGGTCTCCAATACAGTCCAGTAAAGGAGCAACGCATCAACGGACAAAGGATCGCCGTACGCACCGCGCGCAAGGTTGTTTGCCGCCTCCGTCCACATAGTTGCGCGGTCATTCTGAAGCGGCGCATCATCGTCGCAGGAGAAAAGGAACCTATCGTTCCAGTAAAGCTCTCCCGCATCATCACGGCAAAGGAACTTCATACGGTCAAACTCCGTATATATGCGCCCTCCCGTGTCTTCTTTTGCCACGACCGGACGCGGCTCCTGCGTATATGCAAGCTTGAATTTGAAAATAAGCTCGTAGATCTTCGCCCATGCGGCTTTTTTCATTACGCGCTTTGATTCCATACGTCCCTGTGACTGTGCGGCAGAGAACTGCTTCGCCTTCGCGCTTGTTGCTGTGGAATCACGGCGCCCCTGCAGAGAATCCGTAACACCGGTAAGCTGCCTTGATTCCTCATACGCCTCTTGATAGAGCAAAAGGTCTTTTGTAATATCGCCTTCGAGCGTATACGTTTTTATGAGCTGTGCGCTCGCCGCGTCTCCTGGACGGATGATGCGTATATCGTCGTCCCCTTCTACGTTCAGCTCACAGTTATCGGGCAAGGATATTACGGTACCTCCGCCAAGCACCTTTTTAAGCATCCTTGATCCGAGACGGTTGAGCACGTTTTGCTGTGTTGCCATCTTGTCAACGTCACTCTCGCCGAGAAACGCCCCGAACATAGAGATGTTCTTTCGCTGAACGAGAGGAAACACATCAGGCTTGTAGTACGGTACCTTTATCGGCTCCGTCTGCATAAGCGCCATGCCTTCCCCATCCGACATAGGTGCTCCCATATCATCAAGGACGGGAAGCATACCGGGAACAAGCTCTTTCCCGAGGATACTTACAGGCTCGTATATCTCCTCATATTCCACCGGGGAATCCTCCCACTTCGTTGACTGACAGTACGGACAAACGTTTTTCCCGCTTCTGTACGTGTCAGAGTCGGGCTTTGTGCCGTCAGTAGTAGGCTCTGTAAAGCTCTCCGTAGGATACGCGGGCTCCGGTGCTCCGCACTTTGCGCATCTGCGCAGTCTGTGCGCCTGATAGTCGTCGTTATCGTCAAGGATCGTATCGTGTACCCACGACATAACGCCGATACCGCCCTTTGCATTGCGGTAATAGACGTATATCTGCGTTACCATATCCTCGCTCGGAGATTCCTCGTCGCCTCTTATTTCGGGATACTCCTCACCCTCATCCGACACGTCAATACCGTATCTGCGCTTTATGTATCCCTTGCTTTGAGGAACTCTTACAAAGAAGTACTCCATATCCTCTACCGAGCTTGTGACACCGTTTTGAGGTATTACCATCTTTGCCCCGAGCTGAGTAAGAAGCACGTCTCCGATCTCGCTGTGCGATCCTTCGAGATTATCCCATTCAACCAAAAAGAATGAGCTTCCGTGAATAGGGCATAATCTCTCGTCAAGATCGTTCAATTCCTCGCTCGGAAGTCTGTCAAGCTCGCAGTAAAGCATGTCCTCTATCATTTTTGCAAGATGCACGTCCTCCTCCCTTATCGCCGTAACCTTCGGCGCAGGGATATTCGTATTGATGCACGACTCAATATTTTCCGCTACTACGTTTCGTACAAGCGGTGCCTTTTCCTTGTCCTCGCCTTCGAGTACTGGCTTTATCACGTCACTGCCCTTGTATAAAGCCTCCCTCTCGTCCATCTTTTCAAGCTCTCCCGAGTATGCGTTAAGCGCACTCTGAAAGCGCTCCTGCCACACGGCAAGCCTTTGCTTTGCCTTGTCTTTTTTGTTCATAAAGCCTTACCTCTTTCTTCGTCTCGGCGGGGGAGCTCCCCACTTCGAGCGTAAATATTCCTTTACCTTTGGTGATGCGTTCTTGTAGTCCTCGTACATTGATTCAGACCACTCTATGCGAGCCGCAGACGCTTCAACAAGATAGCTTTGCGAGTCTCTTATCGCATGAGCGATACCGAGCGACATAACAAGGTCGTCGTGCGCTCCCTCCTCTGCTTCGGGACGCCACTTTGC